TATGGTACCACATCCAGATGCAGACCTAAGAGCAGCAGGCAAACGGTGCAGTGTGACCTTTCGCAAATACAAGAATGGTCTGATCACTTATGATGTCCTGGGCCCTGTCAACAAGTATCCATTTGGTGAGAAGATTGACAAATTTGGTAAGATGCGACCAGAAGTGATCAAATGGAATGATCCACGCACTGGAGAACAAATTGTTCAGCGCACAGATGGTAGCTTTACTCCACAAGGCAAACGCTTGCGAGCCTTGATGCAACAGTTGCGTGTCAACAAGACCAACCAGTGGGATGTATGGGTAGATAGAGACTTTGTAAGTCTTGATAGTACCAGCTTGAACAATCCTTGGGCCATCGACGGTGAATGAAGATCTTAATGCCAGGCTCTTGGAAGAGACCTTGATACTTCAAAAAGTAAATGCAGCACATCGTTTTGCGTTTAAACAAAAGTATCCGGGTCAATGCCAGCATGTGCTAAGATTGATTGCAGAACGCTTACAGGCCTTGTTGACCAAGCGTGATGGCACAGTGTTGCATGATCCTGCTACTTGGACAGCCACTCCCGATGAAATTGCAGCAATGAGTGCAGCCATGTGGAGTGTGTATCAAATCAGCAGAGAAGTCAACTCTGATCCGTCTGCTGCGGACTAAGCAGCATGTTGGACACAACATTATTGACTGCAAGAGCACTAAGATATATTTGCGAGCAAAATAATCTTACTCCCGAAGCACTAACTTGGATTGATGGGCCTACCCGTGACAGATTAGAAAGTCTGACCCAGGACATAGCACAGGACATGCAGTACAATCAGTTGGCATATTTCAGACCATTTGAATATCAAAAACAATTCTACGCAACAGGAGCCGTAAGTGATCGACGAGGCATTTTGGCTGCCAATCGAATTGGTAAAACTGTTTGCACCTGTTATGAAACAGCTTACCATTTGACAGGCCTGTATCCAGACTGGTGGACAGGCAAACGCTATGACCATAGTGTCACTGTGTTTGTGGCAGGTGAATCATGGCAACAAACAGCAATGGTTCTACAGAACGAACTGACTGGCACACCCGACAGTAAACTGATTGCACAAATTGGCACAGGCAGTATTCCTCGACATACCATTGTGAAAGAAACTATTCGCAGCGAAGGCGCCAACATTATCAGTATAGAAGTTAAGCATACAGCAGGCGGTCGCAGCAGATTGGTGTTTGGTAACTACACACAGGAAGTTAGAAACTTGCAAGGTTTCAAACTGGACTTTGTTGTGCTAGACGAGCAACCGCCTGATGACTTCTTTAGTGAATTGGTAACACGAACTGCTACCACACAAGGACAAGTATTATGCAGCTTTACCCCACTCAAAGGCTTGAATGGATTGGTCAGCAAGTTCTGGAATCATGAACAAGGCTACAACTACATCCGTGTGGCCTGGGATGATGTGCCTGAATATAACTTATGGCACGAACCCTTTCTACTCAAAAGCACAAGAGCACAATTAGAACGCGATTACCTACCGCATGAACGCGAAGCTAGAATTGCAGGCAAACCAGTCATGGGGCAAGGTGCTGTTTTTCAGTTACGATCCTGGCCCACTTACAAGACTGGCGACTATGTGTTTCGGGACATGCGCAATGTACAGCGTGTGATTGCTCTGGATCTGGGCTTGGTCAAGGACAGAACGGTGATCAGTTTAATGTACTGGGAACCCAATGAAGCCATAGCTTGGTTACACACACAGATCACTGTGAGAGGTATAGATGAAGCCAATCCAGTCGCTTATATCAACAATCTAATGAGACCCGAAGTGTTTGGTTGCCCTATTGTGTTGCCTGCTGATGCTAGTACACAGGGCCGTTACACAATGAGTAGTTTAAGCATTAGGCAACTGTTTGAATCCTATGAATTAAATGTTCATCCAAAACCCATAATGAACCCTCCTGATTCTGAAGGGCGTGTGACCAATCATAAAAGTTTTGGCATAAACACCATGCGGCAAATGCTAGAAGGCGGAACATTACTAGTAAACGAAAACTGTGTGGAGTTTTTGCGTGAAGCACAAAACTATTATGTGGATCCACAAGGCCGTTTCAGTGATCCCGATGACTGCATTGACAGTGCTCGTTACGCATTATTGGCCTGTCTTAACGGCTATGCAGAACCTTACGATAACATGAGTCGTCATGCCAAGCAAGAACACTACAGAGATATCATTTATAATGCTGCCAATAGAACTACCAAAAGCAAACTCAAGCAGGCATTTGACCCTGGAGCTTAGTGTATAGCAACTGCTTTCTTTACGCATACTAAATACACTATGACGATCGGAATTAATAAATGCTAAATCTTCGCAACATTGTAACCAGCAAACTAAACACAACCATTGCCAAGATGGCTCGCTTCGTGCGAATGAAAAGTATGATGGACACTAAAAGTGCCAGCTACCTTCGCTACCTAGGCACCAAAAACATGGTTAACAGAGCCACAGACTATCATTACTTGTGTCTTGCTGTAACAGACTCTACTGCACCTGTAAATGGAATTGATTACATCCACCCCAGCGTTAAACCTGTTGTAGACTATGCTACTGCTGTGATCAGCAAAGGACTTGCTCCAAATGGCGAAGTTAACTTTGATTTTGTGGCCGACACAGAAGACGATGCAAACGCAGCCCGTCAAGCCACTGCAATGGTCAGTAAAGTGATCAATGAAATGAATGATCCTCACACCATACTGCAACAATGGATTATGGATGCTGCAATGCACAAAAATGGCATGTTGATGGTGTTACCTATCCGTGAACAGATCACTAGATATGTAGAAACATCAGGTACAAGCGATCAATTGCGAGCATTTGAACAACAAGCAGCAGATTCAGGACTTACTGCACTACGACAGAATCGTCGTAAAGTGTCAGTGGACTTGGCTACTGTCATGGCTGAAACACAACAAATGGCCAAAGAATTACCTGCTGCACAGCATGAAGCCAATGTGACCAGTGCAATGGCCAACATGGATGCAAGTAGAGCAGGCGACACAGAATTTGAAGACACCCCTGACAATATTGAACTTGCCACAGCAGAAGATGCCATCAGTGAAAGTATTGCTCGTAATACAATTTACTCGGCCAAGTACAAGTTAACAGGTTACAGTATCAACATCAAGTTTCGCAACATTGCACAGCACTATTGGATCTGTGACCCCACTGTGGTCAGCATAAAAGATCAGCCCTTCTGTGGCTTTTATGACAGTATGACCATTCAAGAAGCAGCAGATTTATATCCCGATATTGATTTAGAACTGTTTCGCCAATATGCAACTTTCAATCAAAACGGCGCTTATCAAGCAGGTTCGGTCCTGAACAACATGGCCATCCATGCCAGAGATAGTGTGCCTATTCAAGGTGTGCCTGTGGCAGCAGGTGGTGCAGTTGACCCAGACAGTCGTCAAGTTACAATCTTGACAATATGGAACAAGTTCGACATTGACAATGATGGCGAAATGGAATTGGTTGAAGTAGTCTACTCCGGCGATTATATTATTAGTGCCAAAGAAGTAGAGTTTATCCCAGTGGCCAACATGTGTCCAAAGCCCTTGCCTGGCAACTTTTACGGAATGAGTATTGGTGAAAGTGTAGTGCCCATGCAAGAATATCAAACAGCCGCAGCCCGCGCAGAAATTCAATTGGGTCTATTGACAGCAACACCACGCATTGGTGTCAAACCCGACAAACTAGACTTTGAAATGTTAATGAATGGCGAAAGTGCAATCTTTGTGCTGGATTCCAAATTTGATCCTGCAACTGATGTGTATCCATTACCACCACCAAGTGGCAACTTGCAATTTTTAGAAGTTGCAATGAATCGCATTCAACAAGACACAATGGCCATGGTAGGAATGACTACTCCACAGGATGTATTCAATCCCGAAGTAATGGCACCAGGCAATTCAGGTATCAAACTACAAATGGCTTTGAGCCCTAATCAATTGATTCAAGACAACACAGTAAAGAACTGTGCAGATGGCCTAAGAGAAGCAATCTGGATCACTTGGCGCACATTGATCCAGTACGGTGATGATTACGGTGTAAAGAAACTGGCACAATATTCACATCCCGATAAGAAAGCTGAATTCCTGGACTACCAAGCCTGGGATGACATGAACTTTTGCGAACGCAAGATGATTCACATCAGTTTGGCTCTGGGCATGATGAGTGAAGAAAACCAATTGGGTCGTTTACAAATTATTCAAAAGTGCCAACAAGATCTTTATACTATGACACAAGGTATGGTTGCCAGCGGCACATTGACTCCCGAAGTTTACAAGAAAGTCAAGCGTCCTTTTGAAGATACTTTGTATGTGCTGGGTGTTAAAGACTGCAATACTTACTTGCCAAATGATGAAGAAGTCCTAGCAATGATCTCAGCCGGACAAGCTGCTGCCAAAGCTCGTCAACCCACACCTGTTGAGCAAAAAGACACCAGTATGGCCGAACTTAATAAGGCTAGAACACAAGAAGTGTTAAGTAGTATTAGCGGCGACAACGCAGACCATCAGCTGGAGTTCATGAGTATGGCCTCTGGAACCCCTAAAGTATACAA